TAAACAAGGAGTAACAACAGAAAATGCTACCAATAGGGACACTTTTAAATATAGGTGGAAAACTTGTAGGCGGATATATGAATCGTAGAAGAGCTATATCTGACCAAAAACATAAAGTAGCTTTAGAAGAAATTAGAACAGGTAATGAAAGAGCTAAAAGAAATGGCTCATTATTTCTTGATTTAGTTCTTGGTGCTTTTATTTTAGCACCATTAGGGATTCTAGCGTATGGAACATTTTGGGGAGACCCTGCGATGTTAGAGAAAACTAAAGATTATTTTGACTTACTAAAAGAGATACCTGAAGTATATTTATACTTAATCTTTATAGTAGTCGGGGGTAATTATGGAATTTCTGTCACGAATCTATTATCGGGTAAAAAGTTTAAGTAACTTTTGGAACGTATACTTAGGTAGCACTATAGCAATTATTTGTATGGTTGCCTTTGTACTTTTAACTGGTTGCCAAAATGTTTGTCCTGATAAGACGACAGTTACATATGGTGTAACTGAGACAGATTCTTTAAATAAAGATAACGATAAACACCAAGAGAAAAAGACTATTAGTCAATCTTGGAAATGGGGGAAAAAACATTGTAAAGATGAAAGATATTAATGAATTAAACTTAGAAGTTGAAAGAGTACGAGGCGATATTAACCTTATTAAACAATCTGTAGACACTATTAAAGATAATCATTTAGTACATTTAGAAAAAAAAGTAAGTGGGATTAATAGAGTTTTATGGACAGTTGGTATATTAATATTTACTCAATTAGTTATTACTATTAAGACTTTACTTATGACACAATAATATGAAAAAAGATAGAATAGACGTATCGGATAAAACGGCAATTTCTATGCCTATGCGTAATTTAATAGGAATAATCTCAGCAGTGGCAGTTGGCGTGTACGCATTTTTTGGCATACAAGAGACTCTAAACAAGCATAGTACGACTTTAGAGTTAATGGAAAAAGACTTAAATCAAAATACAGAATTTAGAATCAAATATCCTCGTGGAGAACTTGGTCAATCAAGTGGGGAAGCGGAATTATTTATGCTCGTGGAACATATGGCAGGTTTAATTGAGGGTATGGAAGAAGAATTAAAAAATATGAGAAACAATAAAGTTAATATTGATTTCTTAAAAGAACAAGTTTCAAAACTACAAGAAGATGTAGAAAAATTAATTAGAAATGGAAATGGAGCACATTAAATGATAGAAATGGTATTTGCACTTTTACTTTTACAAGACCATAAAATTGTAGAACATCGCTACCACGAATCATTATCAAAGTGTCTCAAGGCTAAGCGTTACGCTATGAAGGACAAAAGTACCAAAGATAGAGTTGTATACAAATGTATTCAATCTAAAGCTAACGTAGAAGTGTATATGGGAGAAAAAAAGATACTATCTTTAATATTAGAATAATATGAATGGAATGAAATTTAATGCCGCTTTAATTTTTGCGGTTATACTACAAGCTATAGGATTAGTGTGGTATGTTAGTAAAATTGACAGTAAAGTTAATATACTTTATGAAAAATATGCTGAAGATAGTAAAACTGAAGTAGTTGAAAATCAGGTTCGTATGAAACTTGATATAGAGAATTTATTAAAAGATGTTGAAGAAATTAAAACAGAATTAAAGAAATCAAATAAAAAAGATAAGAAGATTATGAAACAACACGACCAAATCTTCAAACTTTTAAAAAAGAAGAAAAAAGTAGATAGTGGATATAGTTATGAGTAAGATTTTACTCGTAATTACTTTTTGCTCTAATTTAGGTTGTCTACCCCCAATGACGAATGAGAAATGGGTGTTTACAAATGAAGATGATTGTTATAAAAAGGGATATTATGCTATTGCAGAAATCGCTGAAACTTATATGGACACTGTAGGTGTTCAAGAGTTTAAAAAGATGCAAGTTAGAATGTTTTATAGCTGTGTATCAAAAGACCAATGGGATAAAGAAATGAAACCAGTAGAGGAAGGAAAGCCGTCAGCATTTGAACAAGATGCTTAATATATGCCAAAATTAAAACCTTTAATTTACGCATTTTTCTTTTTTTACTTTGTAGGTTATTGTACCTTAAACAAGATAACAAACTTTACAGAGGAGTCTTCTTATGATTATGACCATAATAAGATTTATACACCGAATTACAACAAGAATAAATATGTGGGCTTACAAAAAAGAAGTGTATCACAGATACTACAAACACCGAGAGAAGAAATAAATGGCAAAAGCACCAAAGTGGGGAGTAAATAATTATGTTAGAGACAAGCCCAAAAAAAGAAAAGGAAGACACGCAAAGTCTCCAAACAAAAGCGTCACAAGAAAAAAATACAGAGGGCAAGGACGTTAGGATAGAAAAAATTATAGAAGAATTACCTGAATTATTAGTTAAACACGCATACCAAAAATTAAAATCAGGACAAGAGCTAACAGCTTCAGAAATGAAAGTATGTTTAGAAGTTTGTAAAACTTATAGCTCTGAAAAATTAGGTGCAAAACCTGATAACATTCTTGAGAAAGTACCTTTTGACACAAATGGATAATCGCTTAAAAAATTTTAAGAATTTTTTGTATTTATGTTGGAAGTTTCTTAACCTACCTAACCCAACTCCCATACAATATGATATTGCAGACTATCTACAGTCAAAAGAGCGTAGATTAGTTATAGAAGCCTTCAGAGGCGTTGGTAAATCTTGGATTACGTCAGCATTTGTCTGTCATCAACTTTTACTAAATCCTCAAAGGAATATATTGGTAGTTTCAGCTTCTAAAAACAGAGCTGATGACTTTAGTACCTTTACTCAAAGACTAATCAATGAAATGCCAATATTACAACATCTAATTCCTAGAGATGACCAAAGACATTCTAAGATTAGTTTTGATGTAGCTCCTGCTATAGCATCTCACGCACCTAGTGTGAAATCTATGGGTATTACAGGACAGCTTACAGGTTCTCGTGCCGATTTAATTATTGCCGATGACGTAGAATCAGCAAATAACTCACAGACACAATTAATGAGAGACAGATTAAGTGAAACTGTGAAAGAATTTGATGCGATTATTAAACCCGAAGTGGGTCGTATCATATTCTTAGGAACACCTCAAACTGAAATGAGTTTATATAACACATTAGAGGAAAGAGGTTATAAGACAAAAATATGGACAGCGTTATATCCAACTAAAGAACAAACTATCGGTTATGGTAATAAGTTATCTTCTATTATTTCTAATATTACAGATAAAGAAGGTGAACCTACTGACCCTGAAAGATTTGATGGTATAGATTTGTTAGAGCGTTTGTCTTCATATGGACGTTCAGGATTTAACTTACAGTTTATGTTAGACACTACAATGTCTGACGCTAATAGATACCCTTTAAAGCTCAACGATTTGATTGTAGCTTCAGGTTGTACTACTTGGAATAAAGCTCCTGCTCAAATTCAGTGGGCTTCAGGTACACAACAGATTAAAGGGATAGACCCTGATATACCTAATGTAGGTTTAAAGGGTGATTATTACGTTGCTCCTTTACACATATCTGACGAATACGCAGATTTTGAAGGGGTAGCTATGTCTATAGACCCTGCGGGTCGTGGGGAAGACAAAACAGCGTATGCGGTGCTTAAAATGCTTCACGGAGTGCTTTATTTGACCGATATAGGAGCTTTAGATGGTGGTTACTCAGATGCTACCTTAGAAGAGCTTTCAGCTATAGCTAAACGTAACAAAGTGAATAACGTGGTTATTGAATCTAACTTTGGTGATGGTATGGCTACAGCGTTATTAAAGCCTGTTATGGCTAGAATACACCCTTGTCAAATTGAAGAGGTAAGGCATAACATACAAAAAGAGAAAAGAATTATAGATACCTTAGAGCCTATTATGAATACTCATAGGCTAGTGGTAGACGAGAATACAATAAAAGAAGACTTCAAGTTAGAACCTAATCATCAACTGTTTAGGCAACTAACGAGAATAACAAGAGATAAAGGTGCGTTAAGACACGATGACCAAATTGACGCATTAGCTATTGCGGCTAATTACTGGGTTGAAAGAATGGACAGAGACCAAACTTTATCTTATCAACAACATAAAGACGAACTAATCAATAAAGACTTAGAAAGGTTTATGGAGCACACAGTTGGTAGACAACCTAGACGGGATAGGTTCATTTAAGTACCCGTATTAGGGAAGACAAAGGTTAAAGCTATTACTATAGCTGTTTACTTACTCACTCTTCTTATGAATATAGAATTATGGAGAAATGTGAAAATTGTGGACACGAGTGCCACTGCGACAAAGAGACTCATCAAGATAATTGCTGTGGGTCTTGTAACTGCGATACTTCTAGGGACAACGATAGGACATACGAAACAAATGGATAATAAAGATACTAATAAAGATATTGAATTATTAAAGACAAGAATTAAAAAACACGAAGGTTATAAGTTACTTCCTTATCATTTAAAATACACTAGAAAACGTGTTGAAGGCGGAGAAATAGAAGCAGAAATAATAAAAGAGAACTTTAAAACAGGTGGATTTGGTCATAAGATTTTAGAAGGAGAGAAAGCACCTGAAGGTGGTTACACTAAGGAGTATTGGGAAGGTGTCTTTGAGAAAGACTTTAAGAACGCTCACGATGGAGCTTTAAGACTTGTAGGAACTGATATGGACTACCGAGCCATTGGTGTTCTTACTGAAATGATATATCAAATGGGGTATACAGGTGTGTCTAAGTTTAAGAATACTTTAAATTATATGAATAATGGACAATGGGAACTAGCTTCTGATGAGATGTTAAACTCTGATTGGGCTCAACAAACACCTGATAGAGCTGTTAAATTAAGTAAGATTATCAAAAATATTCAGTAAAAAAATGTGAATAGGTATCACGACTACAGCGAGACACAGGTTTCCCCGTAGGGCTTCACTTTTTACGCACACACGGGCACACCCCCGCACACAAAAAGCGACACTCACGCTCTATATACACACACGGGCACACGCACACCCGCCACGCATACCTAAAGAACACGCAAGGGCACACCTAAAGCCGTTGATTGTTTTCTTTTTGTGTTTGTTAGAGCTAGTCTGTTTTTTTCGTTTGGTGTTTTACTTTTTATTTTCTCTTTTATATTCTCTTTTGTTTTTGTCTTCTCATTCTCTTTAATATCCATAACAACACATCAAGACAGACAAACTATAAATATTATTTAATAAATGCTGAAGCTATCAAAGTTAATAGAATAAGCATTATCCAAAATAATACATAAATAATCTTTTCAAATATTCTTTTCATTTCTTTTTAATTCCTCTTTTATTTAATTAGTTAATAAGTAAGTAAGTTATAGAATAGCTGTATTTACCTTTTATTCTCTAATATGGGTACTTTAATACTTGCCTTAATCTTGCCTCAAACTGTGTCAAGTTGACGCAGTTAAGCATTTATATCATTTTTTACTTGCATATGGATTTTATTAGTTTATTGGTTAGATATTATTTTTTTTTAAAATTTTTTTTATCTACATACAAAAATAAATAGTGCCCTAGTCGGGTGGAGTTAGTCTCAGGACGGAGCTCGTATCTCGGCAAGTTGATAATCGCTAAGGACTAGGGGAAATCCACTCAGGTGATGTGCGGAGCACACCTAAAACGGGAACGGGTCAAAATTGACTAAGCCGTGTTTGTTTGTATCTAGTAATTTTACTAGAATTTATATAAATCAATTAATAATAGGAGTTAAAATGAGTAATCAAGAGACTATTTTTAGTGAAAAGGACGGGGACACCTTTTATAGTATCACTAAAGGCGTTTTTTACATTAAAGACTTTATGGCGGATATGTTGGCTTATAGAGTTATGAAACACACTCAATATAGTAAACCTATAGTTGAATATACTTTTGTTAAAACTCAAGCTGAAGCGATTATGAAGGATTTAATGAAAGCATAAATTTTAAAAATTACGGGCTTAGGCGGTCTAGTATCGCCTGAGCTCAAAGCTAGACTGATGAGGCTTGAAGAGCCGAAACAATTAAACTATTTATTGTCTCTAGCAATTATGTTAGAAAACACAAACAAACAAAAAAAGGAGCACATATGAGAAGCTATCCAATTTGGATTGATACATATAACAACAGCTACAAATCAAGTATGGCTAAATCTCAAGGCGTTAGAGACTACAGCAAAAGTCAAATTTATGTTGGTACAAGTGCCAACAATTCATATGACTTTGGAAGCTACAGTGTAAGCCATAGCGACAACGGAAAAGAGAAAAAATACAATTTCTATGTTGACGGCGTACTTGTAAAAACTGCAACGTATCAAAAAAACAAAAAAGAAATGTTAAAAAAATCTTTTAATTTAGTACCAAATGAAGCGGAGCTAAAAAAAGAATATTTTAACAAGTGGAAAGCTGAAGAAGAGGCAAAAGAGCAAGAGTTTAGAAATAAAAGATATGCTGAAAGGTTGGCTGTCAATGGATAATAAAACACTTGAACGAATTGCGAAAGCTCTTGAGCGTCTTATTAAATTAGTTGAAGATGATATTAAAGGCGTTCACAGAAAAAAATCAAAAATATAAGACCCGAAGCGGTTTAGAAATAGACCGCTTTGAGACTTATATAAAAGTAAGTCTAGCAATAAAATCCCGCAATAGCTTAGTAATGGGTATTGCTAAAAGCGTGTTGTTTTTAGGTCAGGGCTGTTGAGTTTTATTTAATATATAAAATAAACTCACATTGATAGCCAAGTCAGGCGGAGTTAAACAACACCCAAAACAAACAAACATTTAACTTATAGGAGTATAAAAACAAATATAATGTTAAAATAATACCTGAGACAAACAAGTATTATCCTGATATATATTCCGAAGACTTTATATATATTGCTAGGATATACGGCGGACTAAACGGCAAAAGTACGCTAGTTGAAAAGGACGGCTCAAACTATAAAGGTTATTTAAAAACTTTTAAAATTGGAAGCCAAACTTTTACACTAACGGAAGATTGTCGGTGGTTTGATAATTCAGGTATGCCTTGTCAATGTCCTAACGGCGTTAATGAAAAGGATAAGCTAAGTATTTTAAAAACTGAGCGTGTCAGACTAGACGGCGAAAAGAAATGGCAAGACTACAAGAGAAAAGTCTTCAAGAATAGGCGTTAAGCCTATCGGAGCTAGGCGGGGAAACTCGCCTACTCCACAAAAAGCGGTTGAGGAGTGCCTTAAGTGAGCCGACCCCTACAAATTATGGTTTAAAATTGTATTATTAGATTATACTGTCGCTAAACCAATAACAACAAGCCGAAAAACTAATACAACATAAAGGAGTAATATGTCTTGGTTAGTATATAAAACGAAAGTGGTTGCAACCTATACTTTTATTTATGCACAAAAGCTATGGGGTTTGTTGCCATTTTAAATAAACCTGAAATGGAGCTGAGCTTAGAGCTTGGCTCTATTTCTTTAAACAAACAATAGGAGTAAGTATGTCAATTTATATTGATAGTTACGATATTAGAGTTGAAGGTGAAGACCACGACTCTAAAAACAAAAAAGCACCTTTAGTTGAAAAAATGAGTATGTCTTCTAAAGATGGTATGAACAGTAAAGCGTTTATAGATATGGTGGAGCAGATAGGCGACAGCCACGATGCTAGATGTGATGTTCATTTTAAAGTAATAATGAAGCAACACAGGTACTAATATGAAAGAGTTTAATTTTCATAAAAGTGAACTTCCCGACGGAAAGGAAACTATAACAGCTATGAGCTATAAAAAAGCTGTTAAGTCATTTCAAGCTAAACACCCTGAGCTTAAATATGTAGATGTCGGAAGAATAATAAAAGATGGAAGTTATAAAGTGTCTTGGCAAAAACTTCCAATGGGTAGGAAGAAGAAGCTAGGCAGATGATGGACAATTATACAGCAACGGGTATAGCCGAAGGTTTTATTGAGTGTGAAGACGAAGACACTTATATAAAAGCGTGGCAACACCTGATAGATACGGGCTTATGTTGGTCTTTACAAGGTCGTTTTGGAAGAACAGCAATAGAGCTTATTGAAAAAGGCGTATGTAGAAAGGCGGACAAATGAAAGACCTAAAAGAGCTAAGGAAGATATTAGCAGATTGTCTTAGAGACCTAAGAAATGACTTTGAGTTAATAGAAGACTACTCAAATGTTGCTTATGATGTAGGTTATATGAGAGCACTTTGTTATGTACTAGGAAAGGATAAACTTGGCGTGATGATTTCAGCTAAGTTTATGAACGAGTAGGATATGATTGAAATATTTGAAATTTTTTGGTCAGCACCTATTGAGCTAAGAGTTATAATATTGGCGGGTTTAATCTCGCCAGTATTTCTATTAAGGAGTAAATAATATGGCACAAGATATGTCAGAAAAAATAGATGAGTATTGCTTAGAACAATATGGACATACAAATTGGGGTTATAAAAGCACTTATACTAAAAAAGAATTAGAGAGTGCAGACCACGATATTGAAGATAATATTGTTTTTTGGCATTTACCAAATTCCAAATAGCGTAGCACCAAGCCTTGTGAGTCAGAATATTGTATAATATTCACTGCAATATAGCTGAGAAGATAGGTTGAAGACCTATTATCCCGTGCTAGAGTGTGGCTACTCTAGGCTATTGGATAGGGGGTACTCCTAGCGGGGTACTCCCGACCTTATTTTTTTTATACTTTAAAAAGACTAGACGGCAAGACTTAACGGCGTTTTTTTAAAAAAGACTAGACGGCGACTAGACGGCAATTTACACTAAAGTGCCCGTATGTAGAAGCCAAAAACATAAACACAATAACTTATAGGAGTTTATACAATATATGGATAGTAAACAAACATTACTAGAAATAATGCCTAAATACTCAGACCAATTAAAACACGAAAAAGAAATGGCTGAGCTAGGTAAACACAGAACTAACAAAAGACGAGTCTCTCACGTTGAGCGTGAAGAGGAGTCTGTTACGAGCTATGGTAAAGTTATGGTTGCCAACACAATCAGACCTTTAGCCAATGCGATAGCTGAGTATATACAAGAGACAGCTAAGAAGACTATAGGAAAACCACCTATTGCTTTTGTCAAAATGTGTGAAGTCCCACCTGAAATACTTGCTCTAATCACGGGTAAGCATATAATCAATACAATTACACAATACAAACCTTTAACTGCTACTTGCATTAGTCTTGGTGGTAAGATTGAGACTGAGATAGCTTTGAAGAACTTTAAGTTTCTTAATCCTGAGCTTTATGAAGCTGTTAAACAAGACTTAGACAAAAGGTCTTGGAACTATACTTATAAAAGAAGAAAATTAAGAGAGAGTGCTAAGCGTGGAATAGTTAAATGGGAAGAGTGGACTACACCTGAGAAATTGCACGTTGGATTAAAACTAATTGAGATGTTAATTATCTCAACGGGCTTAATTGAAATTGGTATGGAAACTATCAATCATAAAAAAGCTAAGATTATTAAACAGACTCATAAGACTAGAGAATGGATTAAGAATAGAAATAGCTTTAATGAGCTTTTGAATCCTGAGTATCTTCCAACAGTTTTACAACCTAAGATGTGGAGCTCAGTTGTTGGTGGTGGATATTGGACTAAGGAATTACCTGAGTTGGATTTGGTTAAACAAAAGAATAAACAATTTAAGAGAGAGCTTGAAAACTTTGATATGCCTGAAGTTTATAGTGCAATCAATATAATGCAAAGTACACCTTTTAAAGTTAATAAGTTTGTTTTAAGTGTTATGCAAAAGGCTTGGGATAATGGAGACGCTATTGGTGGTATGCCACCTAATAGAAATTTAGATATACCAAATAAGCCTCACGACATAGAGACAAATAAAGACTCAAGAAGAGATTGGAAGAGAAGAGCTGTTATCGCTCATACTGAAAATGCTCGTATGTTTTCTAAAAGATTATTGTATGCTAAAATAATTTGGTTAGCTCAAAAGTTTAAAGACTATGCGACATTATATTATCCTTTACAATTTGACTTTCGAGGTCGCTCGTATTGTGTCCCCGCCTTCCTTAACTATCAAAGTATTGGTGGAGCTAAAGCATTACTTGTATTTTCTAATGGAAAAGAAATTACTCCTGAGAATAGAGGAGATTTTTGGTTAGCCGTACACGGAGCTAATATGTATGGTAATGATAAAGTGTCTTTAGAAGATAGAGTTAAATGGGTTAATGATAATGAAGAGTGGATAGTTAATTGTGCTCAAGACCCTTTTAGACATAGAGAATGGGAAGATGCCTCAAATGCTTTTCAATTTTTAGCGTGGTGTGATGAGTGGAGAAGATACCAAGCTAGAGGAATTGGAGAAAAGTTTATATCTCATTTACCAGTTAATGTTGATGGGAGCTGTAATGGTCTTCAATTATATTCTTTAATGTTAAGAGATAGTGTTGCGGGTAGGTTAGTTAATTTACTTCCGTCAGATAAACCTCAAGACATTTATCAATTAGTTGCTGACGCTGTTAATGAAAAGTTAAGAGTACACGCTTCAGAAGATAGACCTTATGCTCAGCAGTGGTTAGATTATGGAGTTAAGCGTTCTACTACTAAACGAAGTATTATGACAATTTGTTATGGCTCAACAAGATACTCTTGTACGGACTTTGTAATAGAAGATTTAACCAAGAGAAAAGATAAAGGAGAGAGCCACCCTTTCGTTGAGGATTTATTTAGACCCGCTTCTTATTTGGCTAGTGTCATTTGGGATAGCATAGGGGATAATTTAAAATCAGCTAGAGTTGGTATGAAGTATCTTCAGGATATAGCTAAGATTGTTTCAAAAGAACAATTACCTATACACTGGGTTACACCAGTAGGATTTCCAGTTTATCAATCCTATCCTGAAATGAAGTCTAAAAGAGTTAAAGCTATGCTTATGGGAGAAGTTATAAAACCCCGTATTAATGCTGAGACTGATAAGACAGATAAATTGCGTATGTCAAATGGAGTAGCTCCTAATGTGGTGCACTCGGTTGATTCTGCGGGTATGATTAAGACTGTTAATTTTGCTCATAAAAACGGAGTTAAGAATTTCTGTAATGTGCACGACAGCTTTGGTACGACTGCGGGTGATGTAGAAATGTTAAATAAAAGTTTAAGAGAAGCCTTTATTGATATGTTTTCTAATCACGATGTATTGGCAAAGTTCAGGGAAGATGTTGAAAAACAATTACCTGATAAATTGAAGGCTAAATTACCTGAAGTACCCTCAAAAGGCGATTTAGATATAAATAAACTGAGGGAAAGTAAGTTCTTTTTTGCGTAAAAGCATTAAAGTACCCCTACTTAGAACAATAAAAAAGAGGAGACAAAATGGCGAAGAATAATAACGTCAAGGTAGTATCACCAGTTGGAGTTTCGCAATATGCGTGGCTAACGACACCTGATACTCGTTTTGATGAGACTGGTCATTATAAGACTAATCTTATTATAAACGGAAAAGAAGCTCAGTCATTGAAAACTCAAATTGATGCTGAGATAAAGAAAAGCGTTGCTCTTGCTAAAGAGAAGGCTAAAGGAAAAGCTATTAAAGAAGCTCCTCGTCCTTATGAAGATGAATTAATTGATGGTAAAGCGTCAGGAAATGTTATCTTTAAATTTAAGACGAAGGCAAAAATTATAGCTAAAGATGGAAAGGTTATACCTAATAGAGTTGCATTATTTGATAGTGCGGGTAAACCTATGATTGACGCAAATGTTTGGTCAGGTAGTGAAATGAAAGTATCAGCAGAATTGATACCTTATTACACTGCTATGGCAGGAGCAGGAGTGTCAATGAGACTTAGAGCTTGTCAAATAGTTAAGCTAGTTGAAGGTGGCTCAAGTAATGCTAAAGGTTATGGCTTTGAATCTGTTAAAGATGGCTATGAACAACCTGAAGCTATGGCAGAAGAAAATGTATCGCAGGAAACTCAGGCTGACTTCTAAACAAGTCGGACTAAGATACGGATTTCGTTCAGGCTTGGAAGAGTCTATAGCGAAAGAGCTTAAAGATAATCGTGTAGTGTATGAATTTGAAAAGACTAAGTTGAAATATACTAAGCCTCAAAAGATTCATACCTATACGCCTGATTTTCATTTAACAAAGAAAAAAATTTTTATAGAAACAAAAGGATTATTTACTACTCAAGATAGACAGAAAATGAAATTGATTAGGGAGCAATACCCTAATTTAGATATTAGATTTATATTTTCTAATTCAAGAGCTAGGATAAGTAAGAAATCAAAAACAACTTATGGAATGTGGTGTGAAAGATACGGATATAAATATGCCGATAAACACGTTCCGAAGGAGTGGTTATGATAGGTAGAGTAATTTATAAACAAGAGAGCGTTCAATACTATTCAGAATCAAAAGATGAATGGATTGATGTAGATAATATGGACGAACAACATTGTCGTAATGCTCTTAAAAAAATTATCAGGAAGTATGGAGTGATAAGTGAGCAACATAAGAAAAGAAACTAAATATATTGTTATTCATTCTTCAGACACTAATCCTACACAGAATTTTGACGTAAAGGATATTGACATACAGCATAGAAAAGAAGGTTTGTTTTCGTGTGCATTTCACAAAGTGATTACTAGAGAAGGCGAAGTGCAAGACGGAAGAGACATACAAATCGCAGGTGCTCACGTTGATAGTAATGTTAAATTGTCAAATAAAAATTCTATTGGTATCTGTCTAATCGGTGGACAGTCAGTAGATGGTAAGCCCGATTGTAATTTTACTTTTAAACAATACGAAGCTCTTTTAGAGTTAATTCGTGATTTAAAAAAAGATTATAAAGAGGTTAAGATAGTTGGTCATAGAGATATGACCGACTCCTTATCTCCGCATTTCAACGTAACTGAATTGCTGAGATAGTTTGTTTGTACCCATTGAGAGAGTATATAATACTCAACGGAAAATCTTAAATGATTGGAATTGTGAGGCTAAAGCTCTCAAGGGGAAATAGGTGGCATCAAGAGAAATCACACAGTAGCCTTGCTCTGCCACCGCAATATTTTAACAGAAAATTTTATGGAAAAACAAGAAAGCAACTTTTTATATCATACGCCGTGCAATAATTGTGGCTCGTCAGACGCTAATTCCGTCTATGATGATGGACACTCTTATTGTTTCTCGTGTAATACAACAACAAGAGGAAATGATTTGACACAACCCGCAAAAGAAAAAACAAGTAGTGAATTTATTAGTGGAGCAGTAGCACCTTTAATAAAAAGAAAAATAGATTTAGATACAGCAAGAAAATTTAATTATCAAACGGGAGCTTGGTTTGGAAGACCAGTTCAGATAGCTAATTACTATGATAAAGATAAAAATTTAGTTGCTCAAAAATTAAGAAACCCTGACAAGACATTTCAATGGTTAGGAGACGCAAAGAAGTCAGGTTTATTCGGACAACACCTTTGGAGAGATAAAGGTAAGATGATAATAATTACAGAAGGTGAGATAGATTGCCTTAGCGTTTCTCGTATCAACCAAAATAAATTTCCAGTAGTAAGTGTAAAGAGTGGAGCTCAAGGAGCTAAAAAAGATATTCAAAGAGAGCTAGAATGGCTTGAAGGATTTGATTCAGTAGTGTTAATGTTTGACCAAGATGAACAAGGTAAACAAGGAGCTATTGAATGTGCTAAATTATTCTCACCTAATAAAGCTAAGATATGTAGTCTTCCTTTAAAAGATGCTAATGAAATGTTAGTTGAAGGTAAGACTAGAGAATTAGTAGATTGTATATGGTCTAGTAAATCATATAGACCTGATGGAATAGTTTTAGGTGCTGACTTATGGAATGAAATAAGAAAAGAAGATACTTATGTTACAGTTCCTTATCCTTTTGAGTGTTTAAATATTAAGACACACGGATTAAGAAAAGGAGAGTTAGTTACGATAACAGCAGGAACGGGAATAGGTAAGAGTTCTTTTTGTAGGCACGTTGCATTACATTTATTAGAAAAAGATTTTAGCGTAGGTTATATTGCTTTAGAAGAAAGCATAAAACGTAGTGCTCTTGGAATTATGGGAGTATCTATGAAGAAACCTTTACATTTAACTAGAGAAGGAACAGATGAATCAGAACTTAATAAGACTTTTAAACATACTGTTGGTAATGGGAAGTTTTACCTATATAACCACTTTGGTAGTACCCTTGCTGATAACTTATTGTCTAAGATAAGATATTTAGCGAAGGCGTGTAGTGTAGACTTTGTAATATTAGACCATTTACATATGGCTTTATCATCTATTGGTGATGAGCATACAAGTGATGAAAGAAAACTAATTGATTATACTGTTTCTAAATTAAGAACATTAGTAGAAGAGACTGGTATAGGATTAATATTAGTTAGTCATTTAAGAAGGTCTGAGGGAGACAAAGGATTTGAAGATGGTAAGAGTGTAGGATTAAATGCTCTTAGAGGTAGTCAAAGTATAGCTCAACTATCAGATATAATTATTTCAATGAATAGAAATTTACAGGCAAACAATAATATTGCTCAAGTAAATATATTAAAGAATAGATTTTCAGGAGAAACTGGAAAGGCTTGTAATCTTTATTATGATTTAAAGACTGGTTGTTTAAGTGAAGTTAAAGGAGAATTATCTGATGAGTTCTAATAGAAGAAAATCTATACAGTGGACAGCTTTAGTTTTAGAAGCTGTAGGTAAAGCTAAAAAATATCAACGACCAATAACATTAGATGTTGCAAGAGAAAATTCAGCTCTATTGTTAGAAGATGCTCTTTTACAACTAGCATTAAATGGTGAAAATGCGGCGTGGAGAGTAGAAGTTAAACTACATACATTACATTAATGAAAAAACTAAAAGAAAAATTTGAGATATGGTCTTTGTATTATAGAACTGAAATAGTTTATTTTATTATTGGCTTTATTACGGGAGCAATATTATTATGAAAAAGAAACCTAGTGAGCCGCTTATAATTGGCGGAAAAAGATATTACAAATATAAAATTATTTGGGAAGATATTGTTGGCGATTCAACTTTAGCTACTGCAAATGATTTTATTAAGATGACTTGTGCTGATGTGCATACTGAGTGTTGGATATTTGAAAAAACAACTGACTATGTTTATTCGTTTGCAAGTTATTTTACAGACAATGGAGAAATAGAATTTGGGGATAGAAATATTTATCCTCGTAGTGTTATTAAAAGTATGAAGAGAATATAATATGTCAGACTATCAAAAATTATTAGAAATGTGGAGAGAGGAAAAGCAAAAGCGACAGCAACTTGAAAAAGAAAATAATAAATTAAAAGAAGATTTGAAGACAGAAAAGTTAGATAGAGAATATGACAAATCAGTACACACACAAGAAATAGAAGATTTAATGAAAGGTAAACTTAAAAAATGAAATATTGTTTTGATATAGAGACAGATGGTTTTTTAAATCAATGCACTAAAGTACATTGTATAGTATTAAAGAATATTGATACTAATGAAATACTAAAATTAGATAATGAAACAGCTATAAAAGAATTAGAACAGGCGGATTTAATTGTTGGTCATAACATTATTAAATTTGACATACCCGTCCTAGAAAAGTTTTACGACTTTAAACCTAAAGGAAAGGTTTTTGATACAATAGTAGCAACTCGTTTACTTTACCCTGATGTAAAGGAGCGAGATTTTAAAAGAAAAGACTTCCCTACTAATTGTATAGGACGACACAGCTTGAAAGCGTGGGGGTATAGGGTGGGTAACTACAAGGAAGTCTTTGATACTGACTGGAAAGAATACAGTCCTGCGATGTTGGACTATTGCGTTCAAGATGTTGAAGTAACGGATAGTCTATACAAAGCTATGGAACGTAAAGGTTATTCTTGTCAAGCGATGGAGTTAGAACACGAAGTAGCAACTTTAATTTTTAAACAAGAGCGTTATGGTTTTATGTTTAATACAGATGAAGGAGTTAAATTGTATTCTAAATTAAATGCTAGACGTTTAGAGTTGGAAGAACAATTACAAAAATTGTTTCCACCTAAGTTAGAACGTACACCATTTATTCCTAAAGTTAATAATAAAGCTAGAGGATATATTAAAGGTGAAACTTTTTATAAAGAAAAGACTGTTACTTTTAATCCTAGTTCAAGACATCATATAGCAGATAGATTAATTGAGAGACACAACTGGAAACCTGAAGAATATACTAATGATGGTAAACCAAAATTAGATGAAACAGTTTTAGCTAGTCTTCCATATCCTGAAGCAAAAGTTTTATGTGAACACTTTTTATTAGATAAAAGGATAGGACAATTAGCAACTGGTGCTCAGGCTTGGTTAAAGAATGAAGTTAGTGGTAGAATACACGGCACTTGTAATACTAATTCAACAGTAACAGCTCGTGCTAGTCATACGAACCCTAATTTAGGACAAGTTCCAAGTGTTACAGTTCCTTATGGAAAAGAGTGTAGAAGTTTATTCACTGTTCCTAAAGGAAAAAAATTAGTTGGAATAGATATATCAGGATTAGAAGTTAGATTATTAGCTCACTTTATGTCTAAGTTTGATGAAGGAGAATATTCTAAAGTAGTTTTAAATGGTGATATACATACAGAAACAAAAGAATTAGCAGGGTTAGATTCAAGAGACCTTGCAAAAAGATTTTACTACTGCTTCCTTTATGGCGGTGGTGTAAAAAAGATTGCCTTAGTAACAGGTAAAAGTACAAAAGAAGCTAAGAAGATAAGAGAAAGATTTTTAAATAATCTTCCTGCTTTGAGTAAGTTATTAAAGCAAGTACAACAAGCGGCTGAAAGAGGATATTTAGTTGGTCTTGATAAAAGACAAATTAAAATTCGTTCAGTTCACGCCGCACTCAATTCACTTTTACAAAGTGCAGGGGCTATAGTTTGTAAACAATGGCTAGTTGAGTTTAACAAAGCTGTTAAAGAATATTCTGATGTTCAACAGGTTGTTTGGGTGCACGATGAAATCCAAGTAGAATGTCCTGAAGAGAACGCAGAAGATATAGGAAAGTTAGCTGTAGAATCTATCAAACGCACTGGCGAACATTTCAATTTAAGATTGCCTTTAACTGGTGAATATAAAATCGGAAATAATTGGAGTGAAACACATTAATATGGCATTAAATACAAATATAAAAAAGAAGTCAGATTTTGATTTTGATTTAAAGTTTGGAAAAAAGAGAGAAAACAGACTTCATAAACTCTTAGGAATGAGAGCTGAAGATAAAGTTGAAGTGAAGACAGAAAGAGATTGGTGGCAAAAGACAGGTAATATTGCAATAGAGATTGAATGTAATGGTAAGCCTTCAGGTATTACTTCCACCAAAGCTGAGTATTGGGTACAATGTTTAGCGAATGGTGATAAAGATTATTGTCATTTAATCTTTTCTACAAAAACAATGAAGCGTCTTGCAAAAAAGTATGTCAAAAATACTAAAAGCGTGGGAGATGGTAATAGAAGTAGAGTAGTATTGATTCCATTATCCGAAATATTTGACAGAAAAAATTTAACGTAAAATAAGGAAAGGAAAAATGAAAAAAAAGGTATTACTAATAGACGGAGATATATTAGCATATAAAATTGCTACCTCTAATGAAATAGATACTCACTGGGGTGATGGCTTTTGGACATTACATTGTGATGAGATTCAATGTAAGCACGAAGTTGATGCTAAGATAGATGACTTAGGTCAAAGCCTACAAGCTGATGATTATATTGTAGCTCTAACTGATAAGAATAATTTTCGTAAAGATGTTCTTCCAAGTTACAAAGATAATCGTAAACAAAGACGTAAACCTATGGTTTTAAATGCTTTGCGTGATTACATTATGAAAAAACATAATGGAATTATGTGGAAAAACTTAGAAGCTGACGATGTTATGGGTATTCTAGCAACTGAACCTTGTCCTACTGAAGAGAGGATTATTGTTTCTATTGATAAAGATATGAGACAGATACCTGCTAAAGTAAGTAGAGATGGTGAGACAGTGGAAGACATACCTCAACGATTAGCTGATTACTGGTTTATGATACAAACATTGGCGGGAGATAGTACAGATGGTTATACTGGACTTCCAAATGTGGGGGTTAAAACTGCTGAGAAAATGATTAAGCAGTACACTAATGTACCCCTTTTAGACCTATGGAAGATAGTTGTTGGTGCTTACAAAGCTAAAGGCTACTCTAAGAAAGAGGCTTTACAACAAGCTAGAGTTGCACATATTCTTAGACATAAAGAATACAATAAGAAGACTGGGAAGGTGAAACTATGGCAGATAAAGTAAAGCAACCACCTCACTATTTTAGATTTAAGATAGAACCTATTACCTTTATTATGCAGAATGATATTCCGTATGCTGAAGGTAATGCGATTAAGTATATTTGTCGTTGGCGGTTTAAACATAAAACTAAAGAAGCTCAGATTGAAGACCTAAAGAAAGCTAAGCAATACATTGATTTAATATTAGAACACGAAGATAATAAATCAGATGACACAGTGAAACTTAAATTAGGAAATGACCCTTCTGATTTAAGAAAGACTGGTGCACTATAATGCTACAACACAATCATATAATTATCAGGGCTGAAATAAAAAAGCCACCAAAGGACATTCGCTTTATAAGAAAATGGATAAGAAAATTTGTACGAGCAATAAATATGAAAATGTTAGGGCAACCTAATGCACATTATGTTAATGACAAAGGGAATAGAGGACTTACTTGTCTTGCTGTTCTTAGTACATCACACATCGCTTTACATACTTGGGACGAAATGTCCCCTGCATTATTACAATTAGATGTTTACTCGTGTAGTGATTTAGATAAAAAAATTGTGTTTAAACATATAGAACAGTTTGAACCGAAGGAGATAAATTATGTTACGATTGACAGGGATAAAGCTCTTTATATTAATAGTCCTTCTTAATGGCTGTAGTCAATTTGCTATAGTATCAAGCGGGTCAAGTTTAGCAATAAGTAATAATGTTTATGCTAAAGCATACAGTGGTGTAGATTTAATGACAACACTTACTACTGAAAAAGATATTAAAACTCACGCATATTATTATGTAACTAAAGCAAAAAAGGAATTAGAATGGGAAGAATTGGAAAAAAATTAAAAGGTAAAAACCTTAATATGTTTGGTAATCCGATACATCAACCTACTAAAGAATATAAAGAAGGTTGGAATAGAATCTTTGGAAAAAAAGAACAAGATGAATTAAAAGAATCTTACGAACAATCACTAAGAAATAAAAAAGAAAGAACTGAATCAGAGAAATCACAAGAAGAATTAGAACCTATTGATAAAGAAACAGAAAAGTTTTTTGATGATATAGCAAACAATACACCTAATGATAAACAATTTAATGAAGATGAATTTAACGGAGCATAATGAATTACGAAAGAGATAACTTACTAACAGATTTTGGGAAGACTACATTAAAAGATAGGTATTTATTACCCGATGAACAGTCACCTCAAGATGCTTTTATGAGAGCGGCGAAAGCCTTTTCTGATAATGATGAAATGGCTGAAAGAATATATGAATATGTATCTAATCTTTGGTGTATGTTTTCTACTCCTATATTAAGTAATGCAGGAACTAAAAGAGGTATGCCTATCTCTTGTTTTTTAAATTACGTTGGAGATAGTAGAGGTGAACTTGCGGAACACTACACAGAAAACGCTTGGTTAGCTTCTGTTGGTGGTGGTATTGCAGGATATTGGGGAGACGTTAGGTCTGATGGGACTTTAACTTCAGGTGGAAGTCAAAGCTCAGGTGTCATTCCTTTTATGCACGTTGTAGATTCTGAGATACTTGCTTTCTCACAAGGTAAAACAAGAAGAGGAAGTTATGCTTCTTATATGGATATATCTCACCCTGAAATATTAGAATTTTTAGATATAAGAAAACCTAGTGGCGGAGACATACATAGAAAATGTTTAAACTTACATCACGGAGTAAACATTCCTAATAAGTTTATGGAACTTATAGATAATTGTATTAAAGAACCTACTTATGATGACAGTTGGGATTTAATAGACCCACATACAAAAGAAAAAGTAAGAACAATATCAGCACGAGATTTGTGGCAAAAGATTTTAGAGAATCGTGTTGCTACTGGTGAGCCTTATGTTTGTTTTAGTGATACTATAAATGAAGGACTCCCACAACCACAAAAAGATTTAGGATTAACAGTACATCATTCTAATCTTTGTACTGAAATTACCCTACCTACTAACGAAACACGGACAGCCGTTTGTTGTTTATCTTCCCTTAACTTAGAAAAATATGAAGAATGGAAAAAAGATAGTTTATTCATTCCTGATATGATTCGTTTTTTAGATAACGTATTACAATACTTTATTGACTATGCACCCGATGAATTATTTAAAGCTAGATTTAGTGCTAACAATGAGAGAAGTATTGGTCTAGGTACTATGGGTTTCCACGCTTATTTACAATCACAAAACATTCCGTTTGAATCTGCTTTAGCCAAAGCAAAAAATCTCCAAATATTTAAAAAGATTAAAGAACAAGCTGTAGCTGAATCAAAAAGATTAGCAATTAAAAGAGGTGAAGCTCCTGATATGGAAGGCACTGGTATGAGAAACTCACACTTGTTAGCTATCGCACCTAATGCTTCTTCATCAATTATTTGTGGTACTACTTCACCATCAATAGAACCTTATAGAGCTAATGCTTATGTTCAAAAAACTATGTCAGGTTCTTTTTTAGTTAAGAATAAATATTTAGAAAAACTTTTAGAGAAGAAAGGTATTAACACTGAAGAAGTGTGGTCAAGTATTGTATCTAATAGAGGTTCAATATTACATTTAAAAGAATTAACTGATTATGAAAAAGATGTTTTCAAAACTGCAATAGAACTTAATCAACAATGGATTATAGAACACGCCGCAGATAGACAGAAGTTTATTTGTCAAGCACAAAGTGTCAATGTATTTGTTCCTGCTGATGTAGATATAAAAGAACTACACGATATACATATGTTAGCTTGGAAAAGAAAATTAAAAACTTTATACTACTGTCGTTCTGAAGCAATTAAAAGAGCTGAATTAGTATCTAAAAAAATAGAAAGAACAATCATACCTGAAGCTGATTGTTTAGCGTGTGAGGGATAATGGAAGAGAAGAAACCTGATGTTATACAAGTAGAGTATAATGATAAAAAGAAAGTAATATATGTTAATAAAGATAAACAAACTGTATTGTGGACTGTATATCATACAATATTAGCATTAGAATTATTAGCAATTATTATTATAGAAGGGATTGAATTATTAAGATGAGTTTATTTAAAGATAGATTATACTATAAACCATTTGATTATGAATGGGCGTTTGAATCATACGATACTATGCAAAAGATGCACTGGCTTCCTAGTGAAGTTCCATTACACGAAGATATAAGAGACTGGAATGAAAGACTTACTAAAGAAGAGAAGAATTTAATTAATCAAATATTAAAATTCTTTACTCAAGGTGATGTAGATATAGCTAAAGCATACTTAGATAATTATATTCCTAAGTTTAAACCACCTGAAGTTAGAATGATGTTGTCTGCTTTTGCTACAGCAGAAGCCAATCACGCTCACGCTTATGCTTTACTTAATGATACTATAGGTGAGCCTGAATTGTTAGATTTTAAAGCATTTCAAGAATACAAAGAGATGGCAGATAAGCACGAATATTTATTTACAGATAAAGGAAAAGGTATTCAAGGTTTAGCTAGAGAGATAGCTTGTTTCTCTGCATTTGGTGAAGGCTTACAACTGTTCGCTTCATTTGTTATGCTACTTAACTTTCAAAGATATGGTAGAATGAAAGGTATGTGTCAAATAGTTACTTGGTCTATTAGAGATGAAACACATCACGTTGAAAGTATGATTAAATTATTTAAAACATTGGTAAAAGAAAACCCGAATATTTGGACAGAAAAATTTAAAGCAAGTATCTATCAAACAGCTAGAGATATGGTAGACCTAGAAGATAAATTTATAGACTTGGCTTTTAGTATGGGTGGTATAAGAGGACTAAGTGCTGATGAAGTTAAAAAATATATAAGATATATAGCGGATAGAAGATTACTACAGCTATCATTAAAACCTAATTATGGTGTTAAAGATAACCCTTTGGGTTGGTTAGATTGGGTATTAAATGGTGTAGAACACGCTAATTTCTTTGAGAATAGAGCAACAGAATACAATAAAGGAACTATCACGGGTAAACTTTGGAACTAAAGTGCCCGTTTTAGAAGAATTATATGGCAAAAAACAACGAAGAAGATTTAGTTTTACCTATTAAATCAGAAGATTTGGTAAAACTTTTGAATAATGTATACCCTGAAAAGTCACCTAATTTAAAAGATGATACTAAGACTATTTATTTTAAAGCAGGTCAAAGGGACGTAGTACGATTCATAAACACACTTAAAGAGAGGACTAAATAACTATGTGTATGTCATCAAAAGCACCCGCTCCTGCTCCAATTCAAAGAGCACCTGCTCAGGTTGCTTCAAGAATGGAAGAAGTAGTGGAGAAGCCGATAGAGTTAGTAACAGCAGATAAAGATGTTAAGAAGAAAAAGAAATTAGCTTCTAAAACTGGAACAACAGCTTTACAAACTGGCTTAGGTATTAATACGACTGGTTCAAGTTCAGGCGTATCATATTCATAATAAGGATATAAATGGCAACTAAAAAGAGCAACGAAACAATGCTACAGGTAAATCCTACAGCAAAAGAACGATATTTAAAATTAAAAGATAAAAGAGAAATGTTCGTTGATAGAGCTCAAGAGTGTAGTGAACTTACAATATCTTCTTTAATCCCAACAGACGGACACAATCATTCCGCAAAAATATACAATCCCTTCCAATCGGTAGGAGCTAGAGGTGTAAACAATTTAGCCTCTAAGTTACTTCTTTTATTACTCCCACCAAATTCCCCATTTTTTAGACTATCCGTTAGCGGAAAAACAAAAGAAGAACTTGACCAAAATAAAGAAATGAAATCTGAAATAGAAAAATCTTTAGCAAATATTGAAAGAGAAGTTTCTAAAAAGATTGAAGAGTTAGCTTTAAGAGTTAGTGTATTTGAAGCTCTTAAACATTTAATAGTATCAGGAAATGTATTAACTTATCTTCCTAAAAAAGGAACGATGAGAGTATTTCCTATTACTCATTATGTATGTAATAGAGATGCGTCAGGAAACATATTAGAAATAGTTATTAAAGAAAGTGTTAGTCCTTTAAGTTTAGATACAGATGTTAGAAATTTGGTAATACAAAATGCTGATTATAAAAAAGATGAAGATGTAGAATTGTATACACATATTTATAAATTAGGAGATGGAAAATTTTATATATGTCAAGAAGTAAATGGAATTAAAATTCCTGATTCAATAGGTACATATCCTGAAGACCGACTTCCTTATTCAGCTTTAAGAATGGTTAGAATTGACGGCGAAGATTACGGAAGAGGTTATGTAGAAGAATTTTTAGGAGACCTTAAATCATTAGAAGGATTGTCTCAAGCACTTGTTGAAAGTGCGGCGGCTTCTTCTAAAGTAGTATTTATGGTAAGACCTAATTCTGTAACTAAGAAAAGAGATTTAGCTTTAACTAGAAATGGTGATATTATTACTGGTTCAGAAGAAGATGTATCTGTATTACAAGCACAGAAACAATATGATTTACAAGTAGTAGAAAGAAGTATAGCAAAATTAGAAGAAAGAATGTCTTATGCTTTCTTATTACACACAGCAATTCAAAGAGATGCTGAAAGAGTTACTGCTCAAGAAATTAGATATATGGCTGAGCAATTAGAAACAGCTATGGGTGGAGTATACTCATTATTATCACAAGAGTTTCAACTTCCATTAGTTAAAATACTAATGAAACGTATGCAAGAATCAAAAGAAATTCCACCATTACCTAAAAATTCAGTTAAGCCTACAATTATTACAGGTATTGAAGCATTAGGTAGAGGAAATGATTTACAAAAATTAAGAGAATTTGTGGCTGAGTTAGGTAATCTAGCTCAGATGAATCCACAAGTAGTTCAATCGTTAAATCCTGATGATTTAATTAAACGTATCGCTACAAGTTTAGGAATAGAGATGGAAGGTTTAATTAAAACTCAAGAACAAATGGCGGCTGAACAACAAGCACAGCAAGAACAGATGCAACAACAACAAATGATGCAGATGGCTGAGAAAGCTGTAGCTCCTGTGGCAAGTAATATGACTAAGCCACAACCACAATAATAAAAGGAAAATAAAATGGTAGAACAAGTAGAAGTTAAACAAGCTGAAACTACTGCTGAGAAACCAGTGGAAGAGAATAAGCCTACACAAAGTAAACCTGAAGGTTTGCCTGAAAAATTCAACTCAGTTGAAGAATTAGTCAAATCATATTCAGAGTTAGAGAAAAAACTTGGTGAGCAATCTCAACCTACTAAGGAATCAGTAGACCCAGTTTCAAAGACAGAAGTAAAAGAAGAAACAAAAGAAGAACAACCTAAATCTGATTTAGATATTGCCACAAAAGCAGTAGATAGTGCAGGTTTAAATATGGATTCTCTAGCAGAAGAATATGCTAAAGATGGTAAACTTGCTGATGGTTCTTATAAATCATTAGAAAAAGCAGGAATACCGAAAGAGTATGTGGACAGATTTATTGCAGGACAACAAGCAATAGCTGACCAACAATCAGCGTCAGTTAAAAATATGGTTGGTGGAACTGAATCATATGATGCTATGTCTGAATGGGCTAGTAATAATTTATCTGAAACTGAAAAACAGGCTTATAATACAGCAGTAAACAGCAAAGATTTAGAAGCTGTTAAGTTAGCTGTAGTAGGTCTTAAAGCAAGATATGCACAAGCTACAGGAAGTGAACCTAAATTAGTAGAAGGTAAAGCATCTCCTAGTGGTGAACAAGGTTTTGATTCTTGGGCTCAGGTAACACAAGCTATGTCTGACCCTAGATATTCTAAAGACCCTGCTTATCAAGCTGAAGTTAAAAATAAACTAGCAAATAGTAAGATATAATATGAAAAAGAAAAAAAAGAAAAAAGATAAGAAAAAGAAAAAAAATAAGAAAAAGAAAAAATAAAAGATAGTTGTGCAACGCTGATGCGTGGCAACTGCCAAGTAAGTAAGTATATTATCTTAACCTTCCTGCGGGAAGACAATTTAGTATAAGAAGCTGAAAGTACGAGGCTTTTATTAACAAACCATAAATTCAAAGGAGAATATATTATGGCAAATGCAACACCAGTTTCCGTTGGTCTAGTAAACAAAGCGGGAACAGAAGACGCATTGTTTTTAAAAGTTTTTGCGGGGGAAGTTCTTACTTCTTTTGACAGAGCTTCAAAAACAGGCGGACAAGAGATGGTTCGTTCTATCTCTAGTGGGAAGTCTGCAACATTTCCAGTAATGGGAAGAATTGATGCGGCTTATCATACAGCAGGAGCAGAAATTACTGGTTCTGATGTAAACCACAACGAAAAGGTTATTACAATTAATGACCTTTTAATATCTTCAGTGTTTTTATCAAACATTGAGGAAGCAAAAAATCATTGGGACGTAAGAAGTGCATACTCTGCTGAAATCGGTAGAGCTTTAGCTTTCGTTAAAGACAAGCACGTTTTACAAACTATTGGTTTAGCGTCACAAGCGAACGCAAACGTATCTGACACTGGATATGGTGCAGGTTCAACTGTGACAAATACCGACATCGCTAATGCGACTGCGGCTACAAGTGCTAATGGGTTTATCACAGCATTATTTGACTGTGCTAAAAACTTAGATAACAACTACGTTCCTTCAGAAGGTAGAAAATGTTTCTTAGACCCTGAAATGTACTACAAGTTAGCTAATGCAACTAATGCTATTAACGTAGACTTTAGTGGTAAAGGCTCAATCGCAGAAGGTAAAGTAACAAAAATAGCAGGTATTGAATTAGTACCTATGGCTCATTTTGTGAAAGATGATGTAGGAACTTCAGACGTTGATGCAGGACAAACAGCTACAGGTGGTACACCTCAATCTGTGAACCTGACAAACTATGAAGGTCTTGTATCTCACCCTTCAGCAGTTGGTACTGTTAAACTTATGGACTTGGCTGTTGAGTCAGAATATGACATCAGAAGACAAGGTACATTAATGGTCGCTAAATATGCTATGGGACACGGCGTTCTTAGACCTGAAGCGGCTGTAGGAATTAAAGAAGCGTAATAGTTTCTTTATTACACTAATAGATTAGGGGGATTAACGTCCCCCTTTTCTACTTATAATAACTTCAAGATATGCCTAGTGGGTATCTTGATTAACTCGCCTAAGAAAGGGGGAAATATGACACTAGACTTAACACCATTCCGAGCTTTTTCGGTAGGTTTTGATGACCTATTTGATGAGCTTAGAAGTTTTAAGACAGTTGGTTATCCGCCATATAACATTGAAAAAATGTCAGATGGTATATATAACATTTCAATGGCTGTTGCAGGGTTTTCAAAAGATGACCTTACAATTTCTGTCAAAGAAAATGTCTTAAAAGTAAAAGGAAAGAAAGAAAGTAAAGAGAAAGATTATCTTTACAAAGGTATTGGTGAAAGGTCTTTTGAACAATCATTTAAACTCGCTGAATTTACGGAAGTAAAAGAAGTTAAGTTAGAAGATGGTGTTCTAAACATTTCTTTGATTCAGAATTTACCTGAAGAGAAGAAAGAAAAGACAATCAAAATATCTTAATAACAAAGTCTAGGGGGGAGAAATCCCCTCTAGTTAATTTTAATGAGAGGATATATAAACAATAATGATAAATAAAATAACAGAAATTATGTTAGAAGCAAAACACTTTTGGAATGAACATAAAAAAGTAAGTATTGCTTTTGCAATAATTTTATTAATAGCAATAATAATATAATATAATGGCAACACAAATTACACCTACGACTGAATTACAAACAGTTAATCAAATGTTGAGCGTTATAGGAGAAGCTCCTGTAAACTCAATTACAGGGACAGTAACTACCGATGTATCTGTCGCTAAAAACATTTTAGATGAAACTTCAATGTCAGTTCAATCAATGGGGTGGAATTTTAATACCCATTATGCTTATACACTCGCAAGAGATACAGACAATAAAGTACCTTTACCATCTAACTGCGTACAAGCCGATGCTTCTGCACAATACCGAAATAGAAATTTAGTTATTCGTAATGGTTTTCTATATGATATGGACGACCATACCGATGTGTTTGGAACATCAACAACCCTACCTACAGTGGACTTAGTCTTAGTCCAACAATTTGAACAACTCCCTGAATATGCAAGGCAATATATAGCAACAAAAGCCGCTAGACGTTTTGCTTCAAGATTTATTGGAGATAAAGGAATTACTGAATTGGCAGGAAATGATGAGCAAGAAGCACTAGCCGCTTTTAGACAAGCGGATAGTAGAAGTGCTGATGCTAATATGTTAGAAGGTGATATGAATACTTATTCAATCATAAACAGGACTACTAGAAGGACTTATTAATGGGACAAGTGATTTCACAATCCGTACCAAATTTTCTAAATGGTATGTCTCAACAAACCCCTTCACAACGTGGTATTAATCAAGGTCAAGACCAAGTTAATTGTCAAAACAACATTGTAGATGGGTTATCAAAGAGACCACCTTTAGAATATGTAGCTACATTAGATTCTACAAATGTATTTCCTAATACTTCTAAGATATGGAGTATACAAAGAGATGCGTCAAATAGATATTTATGTGCGTTCTATGACAATGGAGTTAAAGTTTATGATTTAGCAGGTAATGAAAAAACTGTAAGTTATCCTGATGGTAATACTTACCTTAATTCTACAAATCCTAAAAATGATTTCCGTATGGTTAATATTGCGGATTATACTTTTATAGTTAATAAGTCAATTACACCTGCGGCTGACAGTACAACAACTGCGGCAAAAGTAGAGGAATTTCACGTCTACTGTAAATCAACTAATTATGGTAGAGAATATAAAGTAGCATTAAAACACGAAGATTGGGCTTATGAAATAGAAGTTATATTTCAAATACCTACAGGAAATGATGCTTCTACAGATAGTAAATATAGGGATACAAATAAAATAACAGACATATTAATGAAAGGTACTTCAAGTACCCATTATGATTCAAGTGCTAATGGTATTTCTTTTAAAACAATTAGAACAGATACAGGAGCAACTTTATCTAGTTCACAAGGATTATCAAACTTTTCTGATATAAATACTTATTTTAATTTTGAACAATTTGATTCTGTTATTTATGGAACAATTATTAACCAAGCTAAAACTTATACAATAAGTACGGCTGATGGTTCAGGTAATACAGCGATGTATGCCATTAGAGATACAATACAAGATTTTACAAAATTACCTTACTATGGAAAAACAGGAACTATCGTTAAAGTAACAGGTGATGAAGGAGATACTCTTTCTGATTACTATGTTAAATTTGATGGTATGGGTGTGTGGACAGAAACTATTGCACCTGCAACAAGTTTAGGTTTAGATGATACTACAATGCCTCACGCATTGGTTAATAATAATGATGGTACATTTACATTTAAAAAATTAGATTGGACAGATAGAGTTTGTGGTGATGCTACAGACACTAATCCTAATCCTTCATTTGTAGGTAAAACAATACAGAATTTAACATATTATAAAAATAGATTAGGACTGTTATCAGGAGAGAATTTAATTTTAACTGAAAATGCTAGTTACTTTAATTTCTTTGCTACAACAGTTACACAAGTTTTAGATACTGACCCTATTGATATAGCGGCTTCAGGGACACAAGTTAATACATTGAAACACTCAGTAGGATTTAATGAAACATTATTATTATTCTCTGATACAGCTCAATATAAACTTGACCACGCAGGAGATACAATAAGTCCAACTACTGCTATCTTAAATGAAGTGTCAAGTTTTGAACACGATGATTCAGTGACACCTATTGCGGCGGGTAAGTTTGCTTACTTTGCTCAAGCTAGAACAAACAACACAGCAATAAGAGAATACTATGCTGATGATGATACATTGACAAATGATGGTTTAGATATTTCAGTTTCAGTACAAAGTCTAATACCTTCTAATGCGTATCAAATTGTAAGTAATACTGTTGAAGATTGTATGGCAATTCTATGTGATGACACAGCAGACACACAAGTTGCACCTTATACTATAGGTTCAGACATAACAGCAACTAATGCTGATACTATGTATATTTATAAATATTTCTTTGATGGTGGAGAAAAAGTGCAAACCGCTTGGTCTAAATGGGAATTTAGTGGTGTTAAAATATTAGGTGGTATGTCTGTAGAAAGTAATATTTATTTATTTACTATTGAAGGACAAGATACAAAATTATTTAAAATAGATTTAAGAAATTTAAAAGATGCAACATTAGGACACGGAATATACCTTGATAAAAGAACTTCAGTTACAGGTTCATATTCTAGTACAACAGGTTTAACAACTGTAACTTCTCCGTATGGAGCTAAAACAGGTTTAAAAGCTGTAGATAAAACTGATGGAGCAGATTATGCTTTAACATTTGTTAGTGGTTCTAATTATACTTTAGAAGGAAACCATACAGATTTATGGATAGGTGTGCCTTTTGAATCTAAGTATACCTTATCAACACAATACGTTAGAGAAAATACTGGTAGAGGACTTTTAGCTGTAACTACAGGTCGTTACCAAGTTAGAAATATAGCATTAACTTACGAAAATTCAGGTTTCTTCACAGCAGAAGTAACACCTGAGAATAGAAGTAAATCTACAACTGTAATGAACGGATATGTTCTAGGGACAGCAGGTAGTACCATTGGGTCTGCCGCATTGTCTTCAGGAACTATTAAAGTACCAATACAATGTAGAAATACCGATTTTACTTTTGACATTATCTCTAGTTCGCACTTACCTATGTATATAGCAAGTGCTGAAGTAGAAGGTTTATACCATAACAGAGCAACAAGGATATAATGGAAAAAGAAAACTATGTACGTCCTGCGATATTAGCTGACGTATTACAATTAGCACCTAAAATGCGTAAAGCAGATAGGGAAGAAGTAAGAGCATCAAATGGAGTTTCTCCGTTAGAGGCTTTAGTTACTCCGTTTACTTATGACGGAAGTAGAAATTATACAATCATTGGCACAGCCAGTGAAGGAGTTATAGGTATGTTTGGGGTTGCTCCAACAAAAGACCCTGAATATGGCGTAGCTTGGTTATTATCAAGTGAAGACTTATTTAAACATACAAAACAATTTATTAAGGAATGTCCTTACTGGGTAGCTAAAATGAGTAAAGGATATACTTATATATACAACTGGGTTGATAGAAGAAATTGGAAGTCATTAAAATGGCTACAGTTTCTAGGCTTTGAACCTAAAGAAGAAATTAAACAATATGGGGTAGGAAAATTACCCTTCTTATTAATGATAAAGGAGACAAATAAAGAATAATGTGTGGAGTACCTGAAGCTCAATTAGCGTTGGCAGTTGTTTCAACAGTCGCTAAATTTCAAAATGATAAAGCGGTACACGAAACAAATATGGCGGCTAATGAAGTTAGTATGCGAAATGCTGACCAAGCATATTTGAATGATTTATCTAAAATTGATAATGAGGCTTCTCGTGCAACACAAGCAAAGGCTTTAGCTGAATTAAAAGCAAGACAAGAATTAACTAAGAACCAAGCGTATGCTCTTAACTCAGGATTTGGAAATTCACTTAAAGTAATGCAAGATATGAGTGGAGAACACGATTTAGGTTTCTCTCAAATTGCGTTTGATTTTGAAGCTGATATGTTATCTTTACAAGGTTCTGAAAATGATGCTTATGCGGGTTTACATAGAAATTATGCTAACATAAGACCATCTCAACCACCTAGCTTAATCGGCTCAGTAATTGAACTCGGTTCACACGGATTGAATTATGCGGCTTCAGATAATAAATGGATTAATAAAAGAAAAAAACCTACAGTGAATTACTCAGCCGTACCTTCACATAAAACTAAGGAGTTAATGTAATATGGCAAAAAAATATGAATCACAAGTAACTAATAAGTGGATAGGTTCAGGTTATAAAGGAACTGTTAGACATATAGATGCTAGAAATACTGAAATGGGTCAAATTGTTTCTGCTTTAAGAAATGACCTTACTCCCGCTATGAATAAGTGGGGAGAAAAACATATTGAAAAGAAAAAAACTGAGGCAGGAGCTAAAATGGACGAGCTTTATGCAAATGGTTGGACAACAAAAGAAATTCAAAAAGCTATTTTAAATGATGAAATTCCTGAATTAAGTAATCAATATGCTACATCTGTAGTAGACACACACTCAGGAAGATTTGAAGCGGCTGAAACTATCCGTAATATTGAAGCCAATATGGATTCTTATGATTACAAAAATGGTACACAAACCTTAGAAGAGTGGTATAAACAATATTTACCTAATTTTAATGAAGCTAGTTCACAATTTACAGTAGGATTTTCTGCTGTATTTAATGAATGGTCTGCTAATGCTAAAATTAAAGATGCTGAAAATAGAGCTACTCACGCACACGAAGTTAAAATTAATAAAGCTATTGGTTTTATGGACACTACTACGTCAATAGAAGATATTAAAAATGGTAATTATTTTAAAAAGTTAATGACACTTAATACTGAAATGCCTATATCAAAGAAAGATGGTAAAGCGTATTTCTTTGATACTAATGAATTAAACGAAGAGATTGCTTTGGGTCACGCTAGATGGTTGATTGATACTGCTACAAGTGAAGAAGCATTAGATAAAGCTATTACGCTTTTAACTCAAGATAGAGGTAAAGGTAAAGGTGGTAATGAATTAGGTTCTTTAATGAATACTTATTCTAAAGAATCTCGTGAACTTATATTAGCATTAAATAATAAAAGAATACGAATACAAAATGATGATAGACAAAAAGAACAAGATGCTGAAAAAGAAGATGTTTCCGCTTTATTAGCTGAGCTTATGACTGATGTAGATGAAGTTATTGCAGGAGAAACAAAAACAAGAAAAAGAACACATACTGAAAATTTAAAAATATTAGAAAAATTAGCGGCATATGGTAATCCTTCTTATATTAATGCTTATGAAAAACTTATAGATGTTAATGCTTGGAAAGAATCTGACCCTGCTATATTTAATGGACTTATATCTTCTATTCGTGATGGTGATTTTGAAGACTTAGGAGATGTTTTAGATGCGATGGTTGCATTAAATATAAATCCTGATGATTGGAAATCAGGTCTTGTATACTTTAAAGAATTTGATGAAGATAGAAAAAATGGTTTAAAACCTATTTATCAAAGAAATGAAACTTATGCAACTGGAATTAAAGTTAATCTTACTGCTGTTAAAGGTAACTTTATGAAAAAAGTTGGAGATATGTGGGTTGAGCAACCAAACTCAGGCGTTGCTTTAGCTAATGCTCAATTTTATATGGAAAAACAAATTGTTGAGTGGGAAAAGAATTTTGAGGAAAAAGAAAAAAGAAAACCTACAGAGATGGAACGTAATGAATTTATGAACAATCTTCAAGCTGTAGTAGTTAAACAATTTAATAAAGATAATATTAGTCCTATTCTTAAACCATACAGTGCATATGAAGAAGAAGTTTTAGCTAATAGAAAAATAGAAGAAGACAAAGTTAAAGCGTTAGAAGCTAAAAATAAATCATATGAAGAAGCAGGTGTTACTCAAATGATTGAGAATGTAACTAAAGCTCTTGATATTAATGAAAAAGACTTAAAACTTGCAATTCCCGAATTTGATGATGATATATTTTGGAGTGATACAGATTGGTTTGACACTGATGCAACAGATGAAAGAGAATTTAATGAAGCTAAAATTGTTCCAATTCTTACAGACCGATTAGAGAAATTTATGGGAGACTTTAAATGGAATGATGATATGATGGCATTAATGGAAGACTCTGATTATAAAGCATTTAGAGATAATATTATAGACACATTGACTGCTTTCGGAATTAAAGGAATAAACATTAATACAGTTGAAAAAGCATTAAAAGCAATAGCACAAAGGAATAATAAATAATAATGGCAACTTATAGCATAGACACAGCAACAGAAAGTCAATTAACAGGACTTTCATTGAAAAAACCTGAAAGTGCTAGATTAGCTTTAGAAGAAATACAAACTGAAAAATTTTATACAACTTTAAAAAGTTATTATTCTTATAGAGAAGGAACTGATAAATTCAATTTTATGGACAGTGCTGATTTATTAGAATATTTTTATAATGATAGGTCTTGGAGAAATCATAATACTATATCTATTGGATTAGATGCGGCACAAGTATTTAATGAAGATAATCCTGAAAGATTACAACAATTTGCTTATATTCAAGAAACTTATAATGCTCTTCCTTCTTGGTGGGACGACCCTAATAGAAGTTTTGGTGGTTGGTTAATTGATAATGGTGGAGCTATGGTATTAGACCCAGTTAATTTAATTGGAGCTCGTATTGGTGGTGTAGCGGCAGGACAAAGTTTTAAACAGGCTTTAAAATTAACTTTAAAAGCTAAAATGGCTAAAGAAATTAATAAAAAGACTGTTGAAGAAGCGGCTAAGTTAGCTTCAAAAAAAGCATTAGGTCAAGCTATTAAAAAAGGAGCTTTAACTGAAGGTTATATTGGGACTGTTGTAGCAGGTGGTCACGATGCTATGTTACAAGGAATTGCTCTTGAAACAGGAATAATAGATGAATTTAGTTTTAAACAAGCAGGACTTTCTAGTGCGGCAGGTTTTGGTTTTGGAACTGTGTTTGGCGGAGCGTTTGCGGCAGGGGGATTTAAACTTACTAGCAAACTTTTACAAAACAAAACTGTAAAAAATATAAATGATTTTCACAAATATGGTAGAAGCACTACAACAGGAAATAAATTATTTGAAGAAATTTTACCTGATAAATTAAAAGATTCAAAAGTTAAACAACCTAAACTTAAAGATAGAACTAAAGAAGATATAGATAAATTAGATAGAGACAGTAGATTACACGGAGATACTGTAGAACAAAGAATTAAGAATTTAAGAAAAGATATTTTAAGCACAGATAAACCACCTAAATTAAAATTAAACGTAACTAAATATGAAAAAGGTGGTTACAGAAAACACATTAAACAAAAAGTAATTGAATTGTCAGGTGAATTAGGTACTGATAAAATTTCTGTAAAAGAAATGATTGAACGTGCTACTAAGCTAGGTTATGATAGAATTAATTTAGAGAAAATGTCTCGTAAAATTGCTACTGACCCTGTATTTAAAGAACAGTTTGCATATATAATAGCTCACGCTGATGCTATTGCTAGAGAATTTCAAGATATGAATAAACTTGCTTTAGAATTACATAGAGTAGATTTAACACCTAAAGAAAGAAAATTAATTATTAATGAATTAAATATAAGAGACAAAGCAGTAGAACCTTTATTAGATATTCAAAAGCAAATGCAAGAAAATGTTGCTAGAGGAACTTATGCAGGAAATGTTATTAAAGTAGGACAAAGAGCTCAGGAATTAAAACAAAGACCTGAAGACCCTACAATGATAAAATTAAAATCTGATAATCCTGAAGCATATTGGAAAGCAGTAGCTATGCTTACTGATGACGACCAAATTATGTTAGCATTAGCAAATGCTAGAAGAGCAGATAAGTGGGCTTTAGCGGCTGAGTATGTAAACAATAACTTGTTGTCTTCTCCTGATACACACATTATTAATATAGTTTCAGGTTTAACACAGACACAGTGGAAACCTTTTGTAATGGCTTTAAGAGCGGCTAATATGCTTCCTAGAGATAGGAAAAAGGCTTGGCAAATTACTAGAGAGGCATTTCAAACTTATGTTTATCAATATGTTTTAATTGGACACGCTTTAAAAAGAGCAGGTAAAAGTTTTTATTATGGTAGACCAATCCTTGATTCTGAACAAATGAAATGGGATAGTAATATTAGACAAGGACAACTACAAAGATGGATAAGTGAAACAGCAAAATTAGGTACTGAACCTTTAGGATTAGCAGGTAAAGTTATTCAATATTCTGTTGCTGAACCTATTGGGTTAGCTACTACATTACCTTTGCGTACTTTAGCGGCAGGTGATGAATTTCTTAAAACTATGATGTTTAGAGCTAGAATGACATCAATTATTAATACAAGAATTTTAGAAGAAACTGGTGGTAATTTTAGTTTATTAAAAGGTGACCAATTTAAGAAATGGTATAAAGATAGATTTAAAGAAATACAAAAAGAATACTATGATGCTGATACTGGAAGAGCTAAACCTATTGGAGATAGAGTAGAAGACCAACTTGATGCTCCTTTACACTATGCTAGAGAAGGTTCATATACACAAAAAGCAGGACAAATAAATCCGATTACAGGTAAAAGAGAAAGTAAAATAACAGGTTGGGTACTTCATAATACTAATCAACACCAATGGACTAGAGTTATGGGTCTTCACTTTATTAATACACCTTCAAACTTATTAAGATGGAATTTTCAACATTTACCTTTCTTAGGTAGATTTCAATTTCAATTAAGACATATGTTAGCTGAAGCTGATGTACCTGATTTAGATGCAGGTGCAAGTACATTTAAAAAGATAACACACAGTTTAAGTACAGGTAAAATAGGAAGAATAACTGCACCTATTAGAGGAACATTAGAAACAGTAAGCGGTGGTAGACTCGCTAAAACAAGATACCTTAATCCTGAAGCGGCGGCAGAAGCTAATGCTAGAATACAAGCAGGTTGGTTAATATGGAGTACAGCAATCGCTATGGCTCAAGCAGGAAAATTTACTGGTGGTGGTTCAAGAGATTGGAGAGCTAATCAACAAAGAGAATCAATGACAGGTTGGCAACCTTATTCTTATAAAGATGAGAATGGAAGATATATTTCATTAAATAGATTAGACCCTATCTTTATGCCTTTCTTTATAGCGGCAGATATGCACGAAAGATTAACTGAATATTTTAGATATAATGATAAAATGCCTGAAAATATGAGGAGTCAAGAATTAGAATTAGCTTTAGGAACAGTTGCAACATTAGTAAGAAATTTAACTTCTAAATTTTATACAAAAGGAATTTTAGAAACTGCTAATTTCTTAATGAGTGATGATGCTATCCATCATAATAAACCTGAATATTTAGGTATATCAGTATTTTCAAGAGGAATCTATAAATTTATGCCATTATCAGGTGGACTTAGATATGCAGATAGAATTAATGATGAATGGGAAAAAGATTTATGGACTTTTAGTGATAGAATGTCTCGTATATTTATGGCAGAAGATAGAGTTATGCCTAGAAGAAATATGCTAGGTGAAAAGATTGATAGAAAGAATGGTTGGTTATTTGGGCTAGGTGGAGAAACAGGTTTATGGTCTACACCTTTTGCGATGACACAATGGAAAAATTCTACAATAGCTAATTTCTTTGAAGGACGTGAGTTTTTATATAAAGCTCCACCTAAAAGAGGCTTAGTAGATGTGGGTGTAGATTTAAGAAGTATTAAAAATGCTAATCATCAAACAGCTTATGATAGATGGCTTGAAATTAAATCAGAACTTAAAATTAATTATAATGGAAAAGAATTAAAATTAAAAGAATATTTAGAAGCACTTATTGAAGATAAAACAAGTCCTTTATGGAAAAGACCTACAGGTAAAAAAGAAACAGGATATATGTTCTTTACTACACAAAAAGGTAAAGATTTCCAACAAGCATATATACTAACGGAAATAAGAAAATTTGAAAGAGCGGCATTTTGGAAAATGGTTAAAGAATTTCCTCAGATAGAAAAGATGGCTAAAAGCCACGAAGCTCAACTATATGAGGGTCTAAAAGATGCTGAAAAAGCAATAATGATACTTTCTCAATAAAGTACCCCTTTTAGAAGAGATAAACGAATAAATACAAGGAATTTAATAAAATATGGCAAATAGTTTTGTACGATATACAGGTAATGGTAGTACATCTTCCTATGCAGTCCCATTTAGTTATAGGGCTCAAGGAGACGTAGCAGTAACCATTGATGGTGTCGCTACAACAGCTTTCACTTGGGACGGAGCAGGGACTAATATTACATTTACAAGTCCACCTGCTGATACATCTTCTATTGAAATTAGAAGAACAACAAGTCAAGCGGCAAGATTAGTAGATTATGCTGATGGTTCAGTATTAAAAGAAAATGATTTAGATACTGATAGTCAGCAAGGTTTCTTTATGGGTCAAGAAGCCATAGATGATGCTAATGATAGAATTAAGTTAGACTCAACAGATTTTCAATGGGACGCTCAAAGTAAAAGAGTTAAAAATGTAGCTGACCCTACTGCGGCTCAAGATGCGGCAACAAAGAATTATTTAGAAAACACTTGGTTGACATCTGCTGATAAAACAGCTTTAACAACAGTAAAAGACAATATTTCAAATATTAATTCAGTTAATTCTAACTCTAGTAATATTAATACAGTTGCAGGAGTAAGTGCCAATGTAACAACAGTAGCTAATAATATTACTTCAGTTAATACTGTTGCGACAGATATTACAAAAGTAGTAGCTGTAGCTAATGATTTAGCTGAAGCAGTTTCAGAAGTAGAAACTGTAGCTGATGATTTAAACGAAGCAACTTCAGAAATTGATACTGTTGCAGGAGCAATTACTAATGTTGATTTAGTTGGTGGTTCTATTGCTAATGTTAATTTAGTTGGTGGTTCAATTACTAATGTTAATAATGTTGGTAATGATATTGCTAATGTTAATACTGTTGCAGGAAATTTAGCAGGAGTAAACTCTTTTGGTGATAGATATAGAGTATCAAGTTCAGCTCCCGCAAGTTCACTTGATGTCGGAGATTTATATTTTGATACAAGTGCTAACGAATTAAAAGTTTACAAATCTAGCGGTTGGGCGGCGGCAGGTAGCACAGTAAACGGGACAGCTCAAAGGTATAATTATACTGCAACTGCGGCTCAAACAACATTTACAGGTGCAGACACAGCAGGAAATACACTTGCGTATGACGCAGGTTACGCAGATGTTTACTTAAATGGTGTAAGATTATCTGCGGCAGATATTACAATTACTTCAGGTACTTCTGTAGTTCTAGCTTCAGGTGCGGCGGCAGGAGATATTTTAGATGTAGTTGCTTATGGAACTTTTGATGTAGCTTCTATTAATGCGGCTAACATAGATGCAGGAACACTTAATGCGGCTCGTTTACCAAAATCTGTTGCGGGAGTATGGGAAAGTAAATCAAATGATTTTACAGCCGAAGCAGGTAAATCATATTTTTGTGATACTTCAAGTAATGATATTGATGTTACGTTACCTTCAGGAACAATAGGTGACACAATAAGATTTCTTGATGTATCAGGAACTTTTGACACAAACGATTTAACAATTTTATATGGAAGTAGCAAAATACAAGGTGCTTCAGCAAATTTAGATGTAGGAACTGAACGAGCAGGTTTTGGTTTAGTTTACTACAATTCAACACAAGGGTGGTTATTAACAGAGAAATAATATGGCAAATTATAAAGATATAAAATATCAATTCCCTGCAAGTGCAATCACTAGCGGAGATATAGCTTCAGCAAGATTAAACAATGCTCCTGCTGAAACTAAACCAGTTGTTTCAAGTGTTAGTCCAACAGTTATTACTAATGATGCTCAAAATATTGTAATTACAGGAACAGATTTTGTAGCAATTCCAAGAGTAGATGTGATTAATACAGCAACAGGAATATGGTATTCTGTAAATACAGTTACAAGAGATAGTGCAACGCAATTAACAGTTAATTTAGCTTTAGCTGTAGATGCAGGTACTTACAGAATAAGAGTAGAAAATCCTGATGGAAATTCAGGTATATCTGCGGCTAGTTTCTTAACAGTTTCAGATGCACCAGTATGGACAACTTCAGCAGGTTCTTTAGGAAGTGCCGCAGGAGCATTTTCAGGAACAGTTGCAACAGTAGCGGCTACAGGAGATACAGTTACATATTCAGAAACAACATCAGTATTAACAAACGCATCTTTAGCGAACTGTGCGTTGAATAGTTCTACAGGTGCAATAACAACAACTAACTTTGATAATAATAGTGGAACTGCGAGAACGCATACGTTTACGATTAGAGCAACAGATGCACAATCGCAAACATCAGATAGAGAATTTACATTAACAAGCTCTTATGGAGCAACAGGCGGGGGACAATTTAACTAATGGCTAATACATATTTATATAGAGATGCAACAGGTTCAACACACGTCACTAAAGCAACTATTTCGTGTTGGTTTAAAAAAGCAACAAATGGTACTGAACAACATATATGGTTCAGTGGCTTAACTGCTGATTATGGACAATATAGTTTTAGGATTAATTTTAATACTGACGACACACTTAGATGTATGAATGATGATGAAGGAACTAATTTTAAATATGAAACAAACAGAAAATTCAGGGATACTTTTGGATATTACCATATATGTCTTACGTTAGACCAAACAAACGGAACTGCGGCAGATAGAGCAAAACTTTGGATAAATGGAGTTAGAGAAACTTCTTTTAGTACACAAACTAATATGAGTGGTAGCCGATTTTTAACAGGTATAAATGGTTATAGACAAGTGATTGGAAGGCACGAAGGTGGTACTGATGCTTACCTTGATGGAGTTTTATCTCACTATTACTACATTGATGGAACTGCTTATGATGCAGATGTATTTGGGGAAGAAGATGCGAGTACGGGTGAGTGGAAGATTAAAACTTCTCCTTCAGTTACAATGGGAACAAATGGATTTACAGTTTTAAAAGATGGGAACACATACACAGACCAGTCATCAAACAGTAATGATTTAACTTTAGGTGGTGGTACACTTACGAAGACAGAAGATAATCCAAGCAACGTTTTTGCTTGTGGTAATGCCTTAGAAAAAAATAGTGGAAGACTTCCAACATTGTCAAATGGTAATACTACTTATACTGCAGGTACTACTTGGTCTCCTGCAACATCAACTTTAGGTATGACTAAAGGAAAATTTTATATGGAGATGAAACCAGTAAGTGGTGCTGAATGGTTTTCAGGTGTAGTAGACCAATATGGTATTTCTACAAATGCTTTACAATATGCAGGTTATGATGCTTTAAGTGTCGGTTATTATAAGTCTGGTGGTAAACAAATTTCAGCTAGTGAAACTGGCTATGGAAATAGTTATACAACTGGAGATGTGATTGGGTGTGCCATTGATATAGACAATGGAAAAGTATATTTTAGTAAAAATGGTACTTGGCAAAATTCAGGAGACCCAACTTCAGGTTCAACAGGAACAGGTGCAATAGATTTACCAACTTCTTCAAACTCAACAGGCGTATGGTTCTTTGCTCCAAGTGTATATAATGGAGCATTAGATAGTAATTATGGGAATGGATATTTTGGAACGACTGCGATTTCTTCAGAGGGAACTAACGCATCAGGAATAGGAAAATTTGAGTATGATGTACCAACTGGGTACACTGCTTTATCAACAAAGGGGTTAAACGAATAATATGGCATACACAACAATTAATAAATCAAGTGAATATATGGACACTTGTCTTTGGGATGGGAACAATTCTACAAGTGACAGAAACATTACTACAGGAGTAAATGGAGCTGATTTAGTATGGACTAAACGAAGAGATAATGCCTACCCACATATGATTTTTGATAGTGTTAGAACTTTTGCAGGAGATAAAGGTTTATCTTCACACGACCAAACGGAAGAAGGTTCAGTAGCCGCAGCCGCAAATGGTTATATAGGTGGTACTGGTGATAGTTTTATTACTTTAAAAGAAGGTTCAGGAGATATTGCTTATACTAATGCCAATGGTGGCGGATATACGGCTTGGTCTTGGAAAGCAGGAACAACTGGTTCAGGAACTACAACAGGTTCAGGAACAGGAAAAACATATAATTATTCTGTTAATACAACGAGTGGTTTTTCAATAATTAAATATACAGGTAATGGTTCATCAGGACATACAATTCCGCACCATTTAGGTGTAACCCCTTCATTCCTTATAGTAAAAAGATTAAACACTAATGGAACTTCTTGGATGGTTTATCATAAAGATTTAGGCGAAACAAAGAATTTAATTTTAGATGCAGGTAATGCTTTTGCTGATGATGATTCTATTTGGAATGATGTAGCTCCTAATGCTACTAATTTTACTTGTGGTTCTTCAACTTCAACAAATGGAAATGATGATACTTATATATGTTATGCGTTTGGAGAAAAAACTGGTTATTGTAAAGCAGGTTCTTATACAGGAAATTCATCAACTGATGGAACTTTTGTATACTGTGGTCTAAAACCTACTTGGGTTTTGATTAAAAATTCTACTGATAGTTCTAATCACTGGCATCTCTACGATAATAAAAGACTTGGATATAATCCTGATAACAATATGCAAAGACCAAGTGTAGCAGACGAAGATAAAACAGATGATGATATTGACCTACTTTCTAATGGTTTCAAATTAAGAAGAAACTCAGGTGCATTTAATACAGGTCATACTTATGTGTATTTAGCCATAGGGCAAACAATGGTGGGAACAAATAATATTCCTGCAACAGCGAGGTAATAATGACAAAAGCAAGAGATTTAGCAGACATTGTATCTAATTTAAGTGCAAACGCAGAGAAAGCGGTTGTAGTTAATGCAGGTGGAACAGAATTAACATTTGGAGACGCAGGGTCTTCAGATATTTACGGATTTGTAAAAACGAATGGTACAGGTACACAAAAAGAAGACCTTATCCTTCACTATACAAATGGTGCAGACGATTTGTCTGTAGCAACAAACAATACAGAACAATCAGATTTATATGATGAAAGTTTTGTAGCAAAAAGAGGACTTACATTTTCAGTAAACGCAGATGGCGAACTGACAACTACAGTCTAATCAATAATAATAA